TCTGTCATGTTTTTATTTACTTTAGAAGCAACATCATTCATGCCATTAAGACTTTTATCTGATTTTTTGAGATTTTCGTCTAAGCCATTTGATATATTTAAAAATAGGTCTACTGAGCTAGCCATGTGTTCTCCAAAAGTATTATAATCATAGTATTATCTTTTCAATTTAAAATCAATATGTTAATTTTCAATACCAGTAGTAGGATATCTTTGAACATCTAAAGTTGTTCTAAATCCTGAAGCATCTAATTTATGAGAAATTTTCTTAATTAAATAATATCCAGATAAATAACTTAATTCAAGTGATTTATTACTACTTGTATTATATTCATTATAATTTCTATATACATTTAATCTTATATAGTATTGATAAGGTTGTAATTCATTATCAAATAAATAAAATGGATCACCAAGTATCTCTACACTACCAAAAAATATTCCTGCGTTCATGTTTTGAATTACTTTAGATGCAAGTAAATTAGCACTAGAATCGCCATTATTTTCTTTTACGGTATTAGTAAGTGTAAAATTATTACTTTCTAATAACTTTTTATAAACTTCAGATACATCAGATGGAATTGAACCTTCAACATCATCTGATTTTGATGATGGTGCTGACATCAATACTTTCATTTCCTCATCTTTGATAATTACAGATTGATTTAATTGAATAAAATCTAAACTATTTTTGACATTAAATCCTGTTACTATTGTTTTAGGAGATTGCATATAATCATACGATCTAACAAAAGCTTGCCCTGTATTATCTAATCGCCTATAGAAAAATCTAATAATTACAAATGTTTCAGTATTTGCTTTATCCTTTAAATCATAAGTCTGTTCATTTATAGAAAATGTATAAGGTATAGGTTCAAATATAGTTGAATCTACATTTGTATTTTTATTATTAATAATTGATTTAATTTTTTCTGCATCTGTAATATATTTATTCGTATTTTTATTTCTAAGTATTGGAGGAACTTTACTAACAAAATCTCTAAGCAATTCTTTTATTGACATAAAATCATTAATTATTTTTCCAGTATTATTCCCATTTTCATCTACTTCGAATTTAGGTTCTCCTCCTAACGATACACTAATATTTAACCATTTAGAACTTTCCTCTAATTCTTTTCTATCTTTTTCAGATAAACTATCAGGATATGTATCTGATCCATTTTTTACTTCTACAGACCATTGAACTGGTAAATCACTTGGTTTCCCGTATTTAATAAAACCATCGCCAGCAGCTTTTGATACAGTATCTGGCAATACTGGTTTTGCTTTTGTTTGTTCTCCACCAGTTGCTACAGCATCAACAACTTGAACTCTTCCATTTGTTGCATAATATATTTGTGTTGCAATATCTTTAAATAATTTTTGAGGAGTTCCTTTCATTAGAGCAAAACGTTTTATAATTTTAGTCTTTTCAAAAAAAGAATTAGAAACTGATATTCCTTTTACATTAACAATTAAACCCTTTTCTGTTAAATTAAAAGTTGCATCCATCATCATAAAATATAACCAAGGACTTTTTAAATATAAACTATCTTTTTTTAATTTGCTTGTTCTGTCTTTCCATTCAGGAGATGATTTTGATACTGGGCTAAAAACATTTTGACCATTATTAGGATCTGAATATCCAAATCTAACTCTAAAGTTTATATTCGATGCAGGATTTGGCATAAATTCTAATATAGATTTTGGTGTTGCATCATTTAATTTTTTCATAGCTAATTCATTACCAACTTTAGTGGCTATAACAGATTTAATTATTATATTTTCTAATCTTGATAAATCTTTATCATATAAAGATAATTCACAATTTATAACACCTCCATCATCTTCAAGAACAATACTTTCAAAATAATTATCAAATTTTAATGAACTGCTATCTCCTTGCTTAATAGGAGGAATATATGTATCATTATTTGCTCCTCTAAAAGAAACAGTAGTCCATTCATTATCAACTGCTGGCTCTTGTTCCAATAAATTTGTTTCAGCTTTTAACAAATTTGTTCTAAATTGAATTTCAACCCAAGGAGTCATAGGAATAATTCCCCTAGACTTTGGATTAGGATTAGACACATCAAGCTTAAAGATATCTTCTGCCCTTACTATAGTTTTTTTATTTGAACTACTTGTAGTTAAATTTGTTGTTTTTGCCATTATATTCCTCTACTATTATCTTTCCTTTGAAAAGGTAAATATATACTTTATGTAAGGAATAGATATGAAATTTAATGAGATAAAGAAATTAGTCGGTAATGTTTCAACAAAAAAAATAAAAGAAATAATAAAAAAAATTTCTCCATTAGAATTTAAAAAAGAGATAAATAAAAATGGAACAATTATTGATATTATTAAAAAAAAATTAGGGAGAAGGAGTTAATCCAGTAGAACTTGTATTGTTAGCTCTTAAACTAGATATTGGTTTAGAGTTTAAAGTTTGATTAATTCTATCAGCTAATTCTGTTCGTGAATAAGCTACTTTAACTTTTGTAAATCTTAATTCTTTTGGTTCTAATTGTTGATTAAGAAATTGTATATAAGGATCATTATATGGATATACTAATTTATTTAAACTAGTAAATCCAGCTGAAACCATTTTTGGAGCTGAAATCATAGAAGTATGATATCTTCTATAACAATCACGAACAATACTAGGTCTATTTAATTTTAAAAGTCTATAAAATAAATGAGGTTTTAATATTTGATTTGATTTTTTAAGTAAATATATTGTTCTTGCTAACCACTGTTTATCTGCAACTGACATATAATTTAAATTTAATCCATCAGTATAAAAACCTTTTTTATAAACAAATTGTCTAAATCCAGAATATAAAGTAAAAATTAATGGAGCAGGATCTTTTTTAAAATTAGAATAACTCATTTTATAAATGCAACCAAAAATTAAAGCTCTTCCTTGTGTAGCTGTCATAGCAAAACGTCTATTTCGTAATTTATCAATAATCCAACTTATAATTGACATTATTTGCCCTTTATTTCTTCTTTTAATTCTACAATATAAGTTCCATTTGAACTAATAGAAGTTATAAATCCTTTCCATTGTTTTTTAGTATTAAGATTAATAACTTCACATGATCTATCATCTTCTTTTTCTAAAAAATCCCAATTTGTTTTGCCCATAATTATTTTTATTGGCATTACTTTTAACCTCTTTTAGCCATACTTCTTTTTCTTTTAGCATTTATTTGAGGCATTTTTCCTTTGTTTTTACGAGCAGTTCTTTTACCAGCTAATTTTCTTTTCCTTCGTTCATCTACGCTCATCCTAACTTCTTTATGAACACCATCATGATTTAAAACTCTATATCCTTCACGATTAGTTGTATATCTAATCTTCCATTTTCCTTTTCTTATTACACGTTCTCTTTTAATCATTTCTGTAATTTCTTTTAATTTCATATTTATTTCCTCAAATTTATCTTTACAGAAGATGTCAAGTCTTGAATGAAACTTGTAAAGATAATATTAATACACAGCTTAGGAGAATAATATGTTGTTAGAGCAACTCTTAGAAGAGATTAAATATGGAAAAGATTTTATTGAATCTAAAAATACGATTAAAGATATAAATAGTTTTATTGATGAGGACTATAATATTTTTCTTGCAGGACAAAGAACTACTGCTCTTTTAGAAGCATGCGATAATACAAATCCTCTTATAAAGAAATTAAGTAGAGCTTCAAGAAATTATATTGAATTTGAAAATAAATTACTTGAAGGAAAAGTAGTATCACCTGTTTATGCAAAAATGAAAATGGATTCAATAGTTGAAGATGTTAATTATGTTACTATGGAACTTGATAAAAATATTAAACTATTAAGAGAATCAAATAAAGAAGCAATCGCTAAAATTATTGCATCTCTTGATTATGGGTTAACTATGTTAGGCGAATCTACTTCAACTGGTAAAAAATCTTTTAGAGAAGCTAAAAAAATACTTCAAGTTTTTATCAATAAAGAAGCTAATCTTATTAAAGAAACTGTTTAATATTCTCTTTTAATAAAAAAAAGACACTCTTTAAAGAGTGTCTTTTTTTTATGCTGTTATTTTATCCATCATTTTAGATCTTAATGATTTAATCTTTTGTCTATATACTTTTTTCTTTAATGGATCTTTAGTATTTTTTTCTTTTTCTACTAATTTAGCTAATTCAATTTCATCTTTAGATTTTTTTCTTTTAGAAGAACTTGTATCATTAATAATTTTCATTTCTGCATCTGTAAGCTTAACACCTGGATAGTCTGGATGCGTATTTTCATTTAACATACCAGAATTTTTTCTAATATTATTAATCAATGATTCATTTTTATTTTTAAGTAATTTATTCATTTCTTCTTCTACCTTTTTAACCATCTTAGCTTTAAATGCGTTCATTATAACTAATTTCTTTTTACCATATTCTTTTTGTTGTTCTTTAAGTTCTTCATACCTTTTATAGTCAGCAGCCATTCCAGGAATTTTTTTAAGAAATTCTTCTTTTTTCTTTTTAGAACCAACTCCCTTTTTTTTACTAAGAACTGATTTTAATCTCATAGCCATAGGTGTTAAAGTTTTAAGTTCTGTCCTCATTTTTTTTGGCATTAATCCAAATAATCCCATAGCTGGAGCATTAGTAATTCCAGCATGACCACCCATTTCTTGTGATACAATATCAAAAGCCCATTCATTCCATTTAGTTCCATGCTCTTTTTTAAGTTCCGCAAGAGCTTCTTTCATAATTTTTACAAGATTAATATTTTCTCTTATTATTTTAGGAGCTTCTGGACTTATTGACATTTGAAAAAATCCCATTCCTTCCCAGCTTCTAATCATAGAATAAAATTTTTTATCATCAGTGTTAGGATTTGGAATAACAAAACCTAAATAGCGACCAGGTTGTTTAGCACCTTTAAGCTCTGACATTACAACATATTTTCCTGCTGATTTAAAATATTTATCTCTATCAGCAAAATCATTAATATTTTTTTCTTTTAATTTATCTGGTTCCATTATATATTTTGTTTTTTTGCCTTTCTGTATGTCTTTTGCTAATTCTGGAAATCCCATTTTAATTAATTCATTTCTTGATTCATCAGCAACTTTTTGACTTGGATCTTTTTTTCTATTTAAAGCTCCTTGCCCTTTTGTTACAAGATTAACAGCTTTGGCTAATTTTTTAGCATATCTATACATAGAGATTAAAGAGTCTCCGCCATTTTTTATAAATAATTCAGTAGCTTTTGGATTTTTTTTACTTCTTGCAAATTGTCCTAAATAAGTAAATAAATCACTAATCATAGAAAGTCGTTTATTATCTGATTTTTCTATTCCCATAGATTTCATCAAACTTTGTCTAAATGTAGCACTATCAGTATCAGAAAAAGCTAATACAGCTTTTGTATCAACTCCTTTAGAAACTGTTTTTGTTGCTAAATGTTCTGTATCTGATCTAAAATCAGTAGCTCCAGTTTTACCTCCACCTCTAGTTTCAACTTTTTCTGTTTCATGGTGATCTGAATGAAAATTAATAGCACCATTTTTAATCATTGATTTTACTTTATCTCCAAATTTATCAAATCTATCAAAATCAACAACTAATATCATTTGATTAGGGCTTTTTTGTAATGCTTTTTCTATATGTTCAGGTTTAGAGCTATCTGTTACATCTACTGTAGTTATTCTTGAATCTATAATTTTTCTAATTTCTTTATCAGATTTTCCTGGATATTTTTTTTTGAAAGTTTTAAACATTTGATTCTGTATTTGTTTTCTTGCCATTTTAGCAGATCCCAAACCATCAGCATCATCATGATGTAAAATTTTAAAAGACTGAGTTCCTGGAGGTATTCTTATACCTGATTCTGTTAGCAACTCAATTTTTGTATCTTCTAAAATATTTTTAAAGTTCATCATCATCCTCTTCATCATCATCATCATGCTCTGCTTTTTCTTCTTCATCTGTTTCAGACATTTCTTCTTTAAATGTTTTTGTTATTTCATTTTTAACTATTTCTAATTTACTTAAAGCTATTTTATATAATCTTGGCATATCTACAATTTTATCTCTTTCTTCTTTTTCTGAATTTGACATCTGATCTCCACCATAATATCTTGGATATCTTTCAGCATCAGTTTGAATAAATTGTAGTTCCCTTAAAAGGCCACCAAATGCTCCAATTAATCTAGATTCAGCATTCATTGTCTTAATTTGACTTATTTCTGCTTCATTTAATTTTACACCTGAATTTCTTTTCATTTCATTTAATAAGTTTGACATATTATTCTCCTAAAATGTTATTTTTGTTTCTATCATCATCTTTAATTTCATCATTAGATTTTATACGAATTTGAATTAAAGGTAGTTTCCCATATTCTTCAACTTTAAAAAATTTACCTGTTTTTCTTATATCTGCTGTTGCTTCTTTTCCATACCAATCTTTAAATCTTGAAAAATTATCTACTGAAGCTTCAAGCACATATTTTTTTTTACCTTTTAATAGACTAACAATAATAACATTTCCAGATTTAGAATACCCTTTTAAAAATTCTACTGATTTTCCTGTTTTTGTTTTATTTTTAATTAGTTCATTTAAAGTCATATAATTATCTTTACTGATTATATTATTAACTATTATGTTAATGGAGCAAAATTTTGCTCGTGAAGATGGAGCAAAATTTTGCTCGTTAATAATATACAATAGCGTAGATTTAAATCTACTACAGTAGTTTTTTAAAAAATAAGTTTTTTTGGTAAGATATGTCATATATAATAATATAAATAAAAGGAGAGATATATATAAATGCCAACAAAAAAAGAGTTAGAAGATACAGCGAGAGCTATTAATAATAAAGCTCCAGCTGCACCAAAAATTGATATGAGTAAAATATCAAACGTTCCTTCTTCAGTAATGAAATCAAGAAGATCAGGGAAATTTAATTTTACAGAAGCAGAGATGGTAGCTCTTCCTTCAAGAGGGAAATTATATAAGAATATAACAAACGATGTTGATATTCTTAATGGACAAATACAAATGTATCCAATGACAGTAAAAGATGAAGAAATCCTTTCTACCAGTAGATTTTTAAAATCAGGAGCTGCCACAAGAATGGTAATTGATAATTGCATTGCTTCTGATATTGAAGCAAAAGATATACTTTTATATGATAGTAATTATTTATTATTTTTTCTAAGAAGCATTTCATATGGTAATGAGTATAAATTTAAATTAAAATGTAATAATCCATCTTGTGGTATGGAATTTGATCATACTGTAAAAATAGATGAATTAAAGTTTAATGAATTACCAGATGATATTAAAGAACCTTTTGTAGTAGAACTACCAAAATCAAAATATAAAGTTGTATTTGTATTACCAAGATTAGCACATTCTGAAGAAATTTATAATAGAAACTTAAAAAGAAAAAAATCTACTTCTTCAACAGATCAAAGAATGGTTGATAATTTAATAGTGACAACAATAAAAATTATATCTCCAGAAGGTGATGAAGTTCCTATGGGAGACTGGGAAGAATTTTATGAATCATTAATTGGAATGGATAGAGCAGAATTAAGTGAAAAAGCAAATTTTTCAACAGGAGTTGATACTCTTGAAGGAGTTGTTTGTCCTTATTGTGAAAGTGATTATTCTGGCACAATCCCAATAGGCGTTGATTTTTTTCGGTTTTAATGAGGAAAATCTGACTAGAATACAGGAAAGTTTTTTTTACCTCATAAAATGGGGGTTCTCTTATTCTGACCTGAAAGATATTCCTGTTTTTGAATATAATAAATATGTATCTTTATTAAATAATTATTATAAAGAAAAAAAAGAAGCAGCAGATAAAGCAAAAGGATATTAAATATTTATTAGTCAAAAACGAACCCAGAAAATACAAGTATTAATGTTATTAAAAAAGTTAAATCAAATTATTGCTTGACAAAAAAAGAATAATTTGGTATAATAAATCAAGTTCCGTATGGAATTTATAATAAATTAGCCCAAGAGTCCGAGAGCCCAATACGGCAAACGACAAAAGGCAAAAGGAAGAAAAGCATGAATCAAGCAGAAACTGCTGCTATGTTAGCAGCAATGGAATCAGATCAAAAAAAAGGAAGTAGTAATTTTTGGAGCCCACAACCAGATGAGAATGTAATTCGTTTTTTACCTCCTGTAAAAGCTAATGGAGAAGTATTACCTTATTTTCATCACAAAGTTCATTGGATAGATGGAACTCCATATGAATGTATTGCACAAACATTTACCGATAAAAATGGTAACGTTCATGAAGCTGAAGATTGTCCAGCATGTAAAATGTCTAAAAAGTTTTATAGAATTGGGGAAAGAGATTCTGAAGAACGAGAGATTGCATATGATTTATCTGCAAAAGATAGATATATATTTAGAATAGCAGATAGAGCAAAAACTGATAATCCAACAGAGCCAGAATTTTATGAAGTAGGCCCAACAATATTTAAGAAATTTTTTGGTATTATGAAAAGTGGAAGATATGGAAATATTGTTCATCCACTTGAAGGAAGAGATTTTATAATTGATAAACAAGGAACTGGTAGAAGAACAAATTATGATAATAGTTCTCCAGATCCAAATATTACTCCTATTTTCGAAGATAAAGAAGACCTTAAAAAAATTCTTACATCTATTAAAGAAATGAATTATAATGATTTAATTGAATTTCCATCAGCTAAAGCAATTAAAGAAGCAGTTAATGAATATCTTAATCCTGATGAAACTTCTATTGAACATTCAAGAGAAGTTAAAGATGAAGCAGAAACTACTTCAAAATCTGTAGAAAAAATTGAGAGAGAGGCTAAAGCAATAAAGTCTCCTAAGAAGGAAGATGCAGATACTGATGCAATTGATGATATTCTTGAAGAATTTGTATAAATCTAAAAAAGTGGGTTTAGCCCACTTTTTATTTTAAGAGGAAAAATGGCAAAAGTAAAAACAAAGAAAGAAGAAAAAGATACTAATAACATCTTTAGTGATTTAGATAATTTAATTAATACTCAATTTAAAGATGTTATAGATTTATCTAAGGTTGATGGTAAAGTAAAAACTTGGTATGATTCTGGGATTTATTCTCTTAATTATGCTATGTCGAGAAATCTACGCAGAGGTATTCCAGGAGGTAGAGTAACTTCATTTTCTGGCTTACAAGGTTCTGGAAAATCATTATTATCAGCAACAATAATGAGAGATCCACAATTAGATATGATAATATTATTAGAAACTGAAGGTGGAGGAAACGCAAAAGAATTAATTGAGTTTGCTGGTGTTGATATTAATAAGGTAAGAATACTTAAAGCGCATACTTTTGGTAATTATAAAATTAATAAAAAAAATAATAAAGTAGAAGAAGTAGCAGATAATAAATTTCCTGTTAAAATAGATACTCCTGATTATCATTATGTCGAAGGAGCAACCCGTCTTTTAAAAAAGATGGTAAATGCTTTGCAGTTTAATGTAAAATTAAAAGAAGCTAAGATTTTAATTATTTTAGATTCTCTTGGAAATTTACAAACAGTTCGAGAGTTCGGTGGAACTCCAGATATGGGAATGAAAGGTCAAAAAGTAGGTCAATTTTTTAGAACATTTGATACAGCTTTTGAAAAATCAAATATTGCCTTTATATTTACAAATAAGTTATATACAAATATGGGAAATATATACGATCCATATAAAGAAACTGGTGGAGTTAATGCTGAATATAATCCTTCTGTTTCTGTAAGGTTTACAGTATTATCAGCTAATGAAGAAGTATCAGATAAAGATATGACGGCTGAAAAAGAGAGAAGAAAAACTTCTCTTGGAAGTTCTATAAAATCAATAAGAGGAAAAATTACTAAATCAAGATTTGGAACTGAAAATAGAAATTGTTGGTTTGTATTAGATGCCGCTGTTGGCCCTGTTAAACATTCTGGCCTATTTACATTACTTAAAGATTTTGGTATTATTAAAAAGAACGGTTCAAGATATTCTATTGAAGGATGGAATAATGGTGATTCTTTTTATAAGAAAGATTTTATTCCTTTGCTCGTTGATGGTGATGAAGAAAAGTCAATTGATTTATTTCAATCTTTATTAGATGCTAAAGAAATTGAAATGAAAGAGGCTAAAAAGCATATACAAATAAATGATGTTACAGAATTAAATGATGAAGAAGACAATGAATATGAAACAGTTGATATGATTAGTGCGATGGAAAAAGATATAGAAGGATAGGAGAAGATATGGCAGAAAAAATGTTAAAAGCTTTAGGAGATAGAATTATAATTAGATTTCAAGAAACAAAGCAAAGGAAAAGAGTTACTCCATCTGGAATCGAATTAATTGATGGAAAGAAAAGAGAAAAAATTTATGAAGCAATAGTTGAAACTATTGGTAATAAAGTTGATTTAGAAACTTGTGGATTTAAAGTAGGAGATTCAATTATTTTTAATGATTATAATATTAAACAATTTGATGTTGAAAATTTTGAAAATCCTATGGAACCAATAAGAAAAGGAATTATTGGAGTAAATGATGTTTGGGGTATTTACGAGTAAGTGAAAATCCTTGTAACTGATTCTTATATTGCGATTGGAGATATTTTTAAAGAAGAAATTAGTAGTATAAAAAAACGATTTACTTATAAAGATATGAGTAAGGCAATGACTAAAGGCGGTTTTAACAAAAGAAAAGTTAAAACCGTTTGCTTTGCTAAACAAAAAGGACAAGCTCTTCTTTTAAAGTCTGGGTTCCTTCAAGAATTAATTTTATTTATAAAATCAAATGGTTTTTATGTTTCAGAATTTCAAGATAAAAGAACTAAATTAATAAATAAAAAATATACTGACGAACAATTAAGAAAATATTTTAATCCTAATTTTGATTATGTAGAACATCAAGTTAGAGCACTTAAAGCTTTGTTAAAAACAAATATAGGAATTATTAAAGCTCCAACATCTGCTGGAAAAACTGAAATTATTATTGCTTTAATGAAAATAACAAATCTTCCTACGTTAATATTAGTAGATAGTGTTTCATTGGCAATTCAAACAGCAAAAAGAATTAATGATGCTGGAGTTGTTTGTGGAATTTGTCATGGTAAAGGAAAAATTGAAGAATATAATACTATATCTACAATAGGTTCATATAAAAAATTAAGTAGTTTAACAAGTTATAAAATGGTAATCGTCGACGAATGTCATATATCTGCGGCAAATAGATTTCAAGAATTTTTTAATATAACATCATATCCATATAGGTTTGGATTTTCTGCAACTCCTGATGGTAATGATAAATATAAGTTTGCACTTATTAGACAAAATCTTGGAGATACAATTTTTGAGATACAAGTTAAAGAGTTAATTGATAATAAAGTTATGGTTGCTCCAAAGATAAAATTCATAAATACTAAATGTCCTCCTACTCCATCTTGGGATGTTACATATGAAAAATGTATAGTAAAGAATACAGATAGAAATGATAAAGTAGTTAAATTAGCATTAGAGCAAAAAGTTCCTACTCTTATTTTATATAAAATAATAGAGCATGGAAAAATTCTTGGAGAAAAAATACCAAATTCTATAGTTTTAAGTGGAACTGATAGTAATAAGGTGCGAGAAGAAGCAATAGAAAAATTCAAGTCTGGAGAAATTAAATATTTAATTGCAAGTAATATATTTAAGCAAGGAATATCTATAAATAATATAGAAACTTTAATAAATGCTTCAGGTGGTAAATCAAAAATAGAAGTATTGCAAAAAATTGGTAGAGCACTTAGAAATCATGAAGGTAAAGATTATGCTTTAGTTTATGACTTTATGGATAATGGGAATAGATTTACAGAGAAGCATTCTCTACAGAGAGAACATTTATATAAGAAAGTTGGTTTTGAAGACATAGAGTTTATTCTGTAAAGGTAATTATAACCAAAAAATAAGGAAATACTATGGCTAGTCTTGAAGATATAATTTTTAATGAATTGGAAACAAAAGAAATAAAAGATGTAATAATTGCTGAGGGATTTTTACCAATGAATCCTATTTTAGCTTATTATACTCTTAAAAGAAATTCTTTAAAAAATCTTAGAAAAGTTGCAGATTCTACAGTTGGAAAAGTTAAAAAAGCAGCTAAAAATACAAAAGTAAAAGCCGCAATTAATAAAGAGAAAATACGTTCTGAAATAGGGCATGAAGGCAGTAAAGATAGTGATTCTACAGTATATAAATTAAATAAAAAGCAAAAAGAAGTTTTATCTGAAATATATGAAAAGTATGGTAATTCTTTAATAAAAGATATAATGAAGTTTAGAACAGAAGTTTTAGCTCCTTATCAAATAATAAAAAGAACAGTTAAAAATAGCAAATCTTTAACAGCTAAAGAAACTTTTGGAATGACAAAAGAACAATTTAAATCAGCTCTTGAATCTGGAAGAAGAAAAATTGAAGCAAGAGGAAGTAGATGGGAAAATCTTGATGCGCTTAAAGAGAAAATAGAAAAAAGAAATAAAGAGATAGAAGATTTAAAAAAGGTTAAAGAAGGAATAAAAACAAATAAATCTATACCTCCTACTATAAGAGAAAGAATTTTAAAAAATTATGATTTGGGTAAAAAAGAATTTGAAAACTATTCTTTATCTGATTTAAAAAAGGCATATCACAAAATAAGAGATAATGTAGAAGAAATTGGTGTTGTAGATGCTAATGATGATATGGATGCATTAGAAAAAGCAAGCGAAATTAATAGATTAGTAAAACAAAATATTCAATATAGAAGAGGAACAATTGCTAAGCAAGCAGCAGCTCAAAGATTAGAAATAAAAAGAGCTGAAACTGATAATGAAATAGGTGAGTCTTATATCTATGAAAAAAAACTAAATGATTTTACTAAAAATAAAAATTTTAGATTAAGCAACGGCGGGTTTAATGCAGCTTTAGGTTTATATTTTTTAAGACAAAATGTTATTGATCAGTTAAAGCCAGAAAAGCCAGATAGTATTTATAGAGATACTTATATAAGTATTGTTGACCAATTAATTGATAGAGCTAATCAAAGAAAACAACAATATTATGCTAATATTTCTAAAAATAAAAGTAATGTAGAGTTTAATGATAGAGAAAGAAAAATATGGGAATTAAGACCATCTGTTGGAGCTCCTACTAATAATATAAAAGATTATATACAAAAAATAAAAGAAGAAGATTTTTTTAATCCAAAATATTTTAAAAAATCTGATAAATTAGTTAAAGCTGAAAAGAGTATAGAAGCAGGTATTAAAAGATTTGAAAGGTCTTTAAAGAAAAAAATTACCCCTGAAGATTTTAAAAAATTAAAGAAATATAGATTAATAAATAATCTAATTACAGTTGGAGAATTAAAATCACCTGATAAATTATTTAAATCTCCAGAAGAACTAAAAACTGCTGAAGGAGAAAAGAAGAATAAAGAATTCTTATCAGATGCAGAGTTTGAAAGAAAAATAAAAGAAATAGCTACAGCAGAATACGATTCAATTTCTGATTTAAATGATGCTAAGAAAGAAGCTAGAGAACTATTTAATACTAAAAAAGAACAAGGTGATGATGAAATAGTAGATAAGATGAGCGGTATTTTAACTCAAATTGAAAATAGAAAATCTATTAAAGCAAAGAAAATTATTGGTAATAAAATAGAGATGTCAGGTAATGATTTAGTTGATGCTGGAATGATTGAAAAAATGATTAAGAGAATGCTTAATAAAGATTATGAAGGTAATGATGATCAGTTTAAGAAAGATAATATTAGACTTAATAATATTGTTAATAAATATAAAGAACAAGGTGGAAGCGAAGCTGAAAGAAACTTAAAAGAAATTGATTTCTTATTTAAGAAACTAAAAGTAAAAAATCAAACATTGGAATATAAAGAATAATAAGGAGTATTTAATGCCATTTATTAATGGGTTTTGGATAGAGCCAGAAGTTAAAACAAAAACAAAACAAAAAATTGCTCCTTCTCAGGTTAATTTAACATTTACTCTTGGAAGGCCTGTTGGAGATACTTATAGAATTATATTTATGGTTAATTTAAGAAATAATATATTATCTCCAGAAAAATCATTATTAAATTCTAATGTTGATATGGCGACATTAAAAAAATCTATAATTCAAAAAATAGATCCTTATGATAGAAATTATATGAAACTAACTAAATTCTCTACAGTTAAAGCAACTTTTGAATTTGATTCTAAAAAATGGTTAAATGATGCATTAAAGAATGTTGCTCCTAATAATAGGTTATCTAAGTTTGAACAAAGATTTAAATTTAAAATTCAAATACCAAAAATGATACAATTTTCTATAACAAGAGTAAATTTTGATAAGTATATAGTAAGAAGATTTAAAGAATATATGAAGACGCATAATAAATCAAGAACTTGGTTTACAAAATTTCTTCCTAGGGAGATTGCTGGTAAGATAAGATTGTCTATATCAACTATGTTTGATTATGAATATGATTGGCAGACCAATACTATGGTTGCTAAACTTAAACCCGTATATGTTATGGGATTAATATTTGCTGTTGGCGCAGCTACCAGTAAAAACGTAAGAAGAAATTATGTTAAAATTGATTTTGAAAAATCAGTTAAAAGAAAAAGAAAAAGTTTTGATAGAAAAAAATGGCAAAGCTTTATTAAAAAGAAATTTATTTAAAGCTTGACAAAAAAAGAATAATTTTGTATAATGTAATTATACAAAATTATAAAAAACGTTCGCCTCGTATGAGGGAACAAAATAAAATGCTCCAATGGAGGTTTGTTATGAATTATAATAACAACATGAATGAATTAATGACAATTTTTGATAAATTGTTCGTTAATTTCGAAGATGTCTTTGAGGCACCAACAGTTCAGAGAGGAGGTGAAATTTATCATGCTCCTAATTTTCCGCCAGTCAATGTTTATATTGATGAAAAAACTAAAGACCTAACTTTTGATTTTGCAATCGCGGGTTATAAAAAAGAGGATATTTCAATTGAATTTGATGGTGATAAAATGATATTAACCATTAAAGAAAAATCTTCTACAAGAAAAGGATTAAAACTTTTAAAGAAAGGAATAAAAACTACAGAAGTTCGTTCCCATTTTACAGTTCCTGTTTCTAAATATGAAACAGATAAGGCGGAAGCAGAAATAAATGATGGTATTCTTGCAATAACTATACCAGCTAGAGATGAAATAAAACCAAGATTATTAACAATTAAATAAGTTTTATTTTTTACCCCCCTTGATAAAACTTTGGAGACATTTTTTAAATGTCTCCTTTTTTTTATTATAAAAAAAATCCCTTCAGGACAGCCTGAAGGGATTTTAAGTTAAAAGAATAATCTTAAAACTTGGGTGTTGTGTCTTCGTCATTACCTTTTAATGCATAATCATATTTAAATGTAACATTACATTCAGATATAGTATCATCTTCATAAGACAAAGCATCGCCCCAGCCAACTGATGTTGGCCAAATATAATAAATATTCCAAAGTCTTACAATTCCACCAGCAGGATCTAATTGAGCCATAGTAGCTGATGTACTATATTGAGATTTGAAATACATTTGTCCAGTAATAGGATTATAAATGCTTTGAGACCAATCATAAAGAATTTGACCAGATGAAGATGCTCCTGCAATATAATCATAAAAAGTTGCTGTAAGATCGGTCCATGTTGGTTTTCCAGCAGTATAAAATCTTTCATTTAATCTATGTGATTCAATTGGATTATAAGTAATTTGTGGAATTGTAGCTGTGTGAGCAGCAAAAGCTAATTCAGCAGCATTTCCTCCACCAGGTATTGCTGTAAATTGCATAACGAACCTGTTTTTTTTCAAAGACTCTAAACTAGAGCTTCTACTTGTTGTTAATGATATAGCCATAATTTTCTCCTATAAGTTATTATATTTATCTTAACTCGTAAATTAGATTATGTAAGATAATGTTATCAAAGAATATTATTTGAGGGCTTATGAACAGAAAAGAATACAGTAAAAAATATAGAGATTTAAATAAAGAAGAAATAAAAGAATATAAAAGAAAATGGTATCAAGAAAATAAAGAAAGAATAAAAATGAAGTCAAAAAAATACTATATGGAGCACAAAGAAGAAATTCTTAAAAAAAGAAAATTATATATTCTTGAAAAATTTGGAACAGATATGAATTATCAAATAAAGAAAAATGTTTTACATTATATTAAACAAGGATTAGAAACTGGTTATTGGACTAATGAAATAGAAAATCTATTAGGATATTCAGTAGAAGATTTAATAAATCATTTAAATTCATTTAAACATGATAAAGATTGGCATATTCATCATATTATTCCAGTTAGAGTTTATAATTTCTATAATAAAGATGATATAAAAAAATGTTGGAGTTTAGCTAATATTATTCCTTTAAAAAATGAAGAAATGAATAATGATATAGATTGGGATTTGATAGAAGAAAAAAAATTAGAATATTTATTGCCTGATACTTTAATGATTAATGATTTAATTGGGAGACATCATGAAATTTAATACTATGGTTAAAAAATTTGTATATTTTTTAGAGAATAAAGGTGAATATAATCAAAAATATGCAGATATGATTCTTAAAGAAGCTACTGCTTGGGACAAAGTTCGTTTATTAAAAGAATTAGAACGTCAGGTTCGTATATTTGTTGAATATGATGAAATGCCTAATAAAGTTAATTTTAACTATTTACCTTTTTGTGAAAAGTTTATGACGAATTTTCCACCAACATATTCCTTGACAAAAAAAGAATAATTTGATATAATTCTAATAGGAGTTAAAATGAAGATTAATATTGAAAATAAAAATGCTAGTAAAGTTCCAGACGTTGGAGAAGTATGGAAGAATTCATATAATGAAGATTATTATATGAGAATGAATGACGAACAAGGAAAAATAATATTAGGAGATCCAGAACAAGATGTAATTTACTCTATAGATTTAAAAAGTGGCAGAATATTATTTACTCCAAAAAATTCAAAGTTTATTATTTTAGATGTGGAACTAGTAAATGTCTAAAGTTCTTTTGACCTCGGATTGGCATATAGAGTCAGGAATATATACTGATATTGGAATAGATTATATTTCTTATTTACAAGATTTTTGCAAGAAAGAAGGAATAACAGATATAATCATTGCAGGAGATATTTTTGAAAAATCTGCTAAAATACATAATGATGCATTTATCCCATTATTTTTTAAATTTAAAGAGCTTAAAGATAATGGTTTAAATATTATAATAATTCTTGGCAATCATGATATTTATAATGTAGAAAATAGTAGTCTTGTAGAAACATTTTCTGTATTTGGGAAAGTTGTAAAATCATTTGAACAAATTCAATTAGGAGGAAGAACAATTGACTTACTTCCATATACTAAAAATGTAGATGATATACCAGAATCAGGTAATATATTAATTACTCATTTAAGTATTGCAGATTTTCAATTTGATAATAAGTATCATGTAAATGAAAAAGCAGGTTTTTCTCGTAAGTTATTTAAAGATTATAATAAAGTATTTTCTGGACATTTTCATAGACCACAGAATAAAGGAAATATTGTTTATATGGGCTCGCCCTATCAAATGAATTTTGGTGAAATCGGACAAAAGAAAGGATTTATTACTTTAGATTTAGATAATTATGAATGGAAAAGGCATTATTATACTCAAGCTCCAACTTACAAAAAAATAAATGGTGAAGATTTTAATAAAGAAGATGTAAATAATTCTTTTGTTCAAGTAGTTATAAAAGAAAAATTAGATAATTATGTTAAGCTTAAACATATTTTATATGAAAAAGGCGCATTAGAAATAACTCCTTACTTTGTAGATAATACAGAAGAATTAAATATAAATGACAAAGCATCTATTGATATGAATTCCTCTATAAAAGATATGGTTAAGGATTTTATATTAAATGATATAAATTCAGAAGGAATAGATAATACTAAATTATTGAATATATTTGAAAAAGTTGTTCAGGCTATGTAATGGAGAAACTTGAAACATTGGCAAGAATATTTAATAATTATTTAAGCAATATAGATGTTAAGTATTTTGAAATTGATAGGGGGATACTTTATAAAGTTTATAGATTATATAATCCTCCTCATAAGAAAAGTATTCTTAGTAATTTTTTAGGGGAATTTCAACATGCAGTTTTAATTTCAGGCTTTCAAGAAAATACTTTTAATAAAGAAATACAATCAATGGAAACTGAATTAAAATTAAATAGCTATAAAAATAGATTAACAATAACAATAGATAAACCAAAAGGAGCTGAATTCATTGAAAACGACAAAAGGTAGATTAAATACATTTCCATTTATATATAAATATTTTCTTAAAGAGACAATAATGATAACTTTAAAAAAAGAGAAAGTATCTATATTTACTGATGGAACTATAAAAAGAACAAAAAGCTACTCAAAAAATAGAGATAAATAATGAAATTACAATATGTTAAATTAAAAAACTTTAAAAGTTATCCTGATGCTGAAACAAAATTTGATTTAAGTTTTGATGGAATTAAATTAGTTGTTGGAGCTAATGGAGATGGTAAATCTACATTTTTTGATGCTATCATTTGGTGTATTTATGGCAAAAATCAAGATGATGCAGATGGAATAGTAAATAGAAAAACAAAGAAAAATTGCAAAGTTGAAGTTGGTTTTAAAATTGGTGGAAAAAATTATTCTATAATTAGATATAGAAAGCATGAGACTAATGGAAATAAATTGTTATTCTTTAAAGGAACCAAAAATATATCTCAAAGAACTGCTGGAGCTACTCAAGAATTAATTGATAATGTAATTGAAATTCAATATAATACTATGATATCTTCGGTTATTCTTTCATCAGAACTTTATAAATCCTTTTTAAGGTCATCACGTGCTGATAGATTGAAAATATTTGAATCTATTCTTTCATTAAAAGAAATAACAATTTTTTATAATAAACTTAAAAAATTAAAAGTTCCAATAGATGAAAAAGTTTTATTAGAAGAAAGAGAAAAAGAAAAAATTGAAGTTTCAATTGCTTCTCTTAGCGATAATATTGATGAGTATAAAGAAGGAGTAAAGAAAACTCTTTTAAAATTAAAAACTGATAAAGAAAAATTACAAGATGAAGTATTTAAATTAACAGGAAAAATTGCTGATTATGATAAAATTGATGTTGATAAAGAATTACTTAATAATGAAACATATGATTTAATTATAAAACAAAATATAGAAATTCAAAATGAAATAGATAAAAGTAAAGAAAAAATTTTAAATATTAATAATTTAATAAATAATTATGAAGCTAATAAATTAAAAATAAAAAAATGGGAAGAAGTAGATGTAAATGCTGAGATTGTTTTATTGGATAAATATGAAGAAGATATTGCTCATAATGAAAAAATTCAAAATGGAATAAGCAAATTAAGTTCTGGTTTAAAAGATAATAAATTTTTAAGTAATAGTATAGATGAAAAAGAAAATGAAAAGAGAAATTTGTTATCTGAAATAGATAAAATAAAAAGTAATATGAACATATGTCCTGTCTGCAAACAAAAAGTAGATGAAGAATTAACTAAGTCATTATTAGATAAAAATAATAAAGAAGTTATTTCTATTCAAAATGAAATAGATAAAAGAGCAAAAGAGCTTGCTTCTAATGAAAAGAATAATGAAGAAATAAATTTAGCAATAAATAAATTAAAAGGAATGTTAGTAGATGATTTACATAAACCTGTTTATACTAGAGAATATTTAATTAATTTAGAAAAGAAAATTAGAGAAGCAAAAACTGAAAATCTTTTATTTAAAAAAGATATAGAAGCTGCTGATAAATCTAATAAAGAAATAAAAAATTTAATTAGAGAGAAAGAGCTTAAAATAAAAGAAAATAAAGAGAATATTAATGAGCCTGAACATCATACTATTTTCTTAAAAGATTTAAAAGAAAAGCTTGTTTTACTTAAAGAAGAAGCAGAAGAAAAAAGACTTGAAATTGAAAAAATTGATGTTAAAGCAAAATCTTCATATGATAAAGGATATATAGATAATACTTTAGAAACTATTAAAAAATTAAAATCAAAATTAAAAATAGTCAAGAAGAAACTAAAAGATGCTAAAATTGAAAGAAATCATTATGATATATTACTTACAGTATTTTCAAATAAAGATTCAGGATTTAAAAAGTTTTTTATAAATAAAATGGTAAGTATTTTTAATGATAGAGTTAATTTTTATATGCCATTCTTTTTTGATGAAATTATTAAAGTCACTTTTGACAAGGATTTAAATGAAACAATAAAGGTAGATAATGAGGTTGTAAATTTTGCGTCATTTAGTTCTGGTCAAAAAACAAGATTTGATATTGCTATTTCTTTTTCATTATTTATGATGGTTAAAACATTTTTTTCTACTGTTATAAATCTTTTAGTATTTGATGAAATTTTAGATGGAAATTTAGATGAGAAAGGTTTTAATTCTGTTTATGAAATAGTGGAAAATTTAGGTGAACATAATACAGTATTTGTTGTATCACATCAAGAATTTTATAAAGAAAAGTTTAATCATCATATTCAAATAAAGAGAAATAGTAAAGGATTTAGTTATATCAAAAAGGAAGTATAATTATGAATGATAAAGAAGCAGAAGAAACTTTAGAACAAATAGCAGATAGAATTTTAAATAAATATAATTTCATAGAAATGATAAGCAATACTTATGGAGTAGCTGTGATGGAAGATACTTCTATGGTTAGAATACTTAAAAATTTTGAAGTCGTTTCAGAAAATTGGAAACTTTATCAAAAATCATTAGCTCTTGAAGACAAAGAAAGTATTAAAAAAATATTAACAGTAAATACTGATGGAGGAATTATAGATACTGGAGATGTATTGATAAATATAAAAGATATAAAACTTATGTATCCAACTTATAGGATAATGAATAATAGTGATGAAGAATTAGCTGAAGAACTGAAGAAAGAAAAAAATATAGAAGATTTTTTTAATGGTGGTTTTGAACAATATGATGAATGATAAAAAAAAGACACTCAATTGAGTGTCTTTTTATTTAGCTTACCTTTTTCAAAGTATTATTTAATTTTTCTTTAACTTTATCTTTTGCTTTTTGAATAGCATTTTGATTTTTAGGTGTCATAATATTTTCAGGTGGCTTAGCTTTTTGTTTAACTGTTGCTTGTTTAAGGGCTTCTTCTTTTTTTCTTTTAGCATTAAAGTTATTAGATTTTTTTGCTGCTTCAACTTCTTTTTTTATTTTCTCTGCGTTTTTTATTAAACGAATTTGATAACTTCTTTTATCAAATGCTCTTGTATAATCAGCATATTTATCTGGAGTATATGTTTTTATTAATTTTTCTTCTGTTGCTCTTTGAATTTTATCTACAACTTTTTTAGCTGTGTTTTTTACTGCTGTTCCGGCTCTTGATAACTGTTGTCCTTTATCGCTTTCTTTAAATTTTTTAGCAGCATCTTTTATTTTCCCAATAGTTTCTTTAGCTCTTAAACCAGTTCTTTCTAAAGCATTTGCATCTCCTTTTACATCAATATTAAGAGTATACTTTTTTGTAAGAACTCCAAGTTCATTGAATTTCATTTTAGCTTTAGATGTTAAACTTCTTTTTTTAATAGGATCTGATGTTTTTTCCCAAGCATTTTTAAGTTTTTCTATTTCATAATTTATTTTATTAGCTTTAGCAGTATAGTTATTAAGCATGCTGGTTCTTTTATTTGCCCTTGCTCCACCATTATCTATACTCTTTTTTATAGAAGCTTCTGCTTCTTTTTGAGCTTCTTCACTTTGTTTAATATAATAATAAGGATTATTAGGTTTATCAGCATTAACACCTGCTGCTGTTTTACCACCTAAAGAAAGTAAACGATTTGAAACTGCTATTTTGTTTTTTATTTCTGCTGGGGATGCTGCTTGTGTTTCGTCTGGCTTTTCGTTAGTATCATTTTCAGCAGGCTCTTCGGCCTTTGCAGGCTTTTCAGTTTTTGTAGGAGTTTCATTTTTTGCAGGAGTTTCAGCCTTTGCAGGAGTTTCAGTTTTTGCAGGTTCATCAGTTTTTGCAGGATTTTCATCTTTTGCAGGCTCTTCAGTTTTTGCAGGAGTTTCAGTTTTTGCAGGAGCTTCAGTTTTTGCAGGCTCTTCAGTTTTTGCAGGAGCTTCAGCTTTTAATTTAGAAACTTGTTTAACTGCTAATTTTTTTAATGTAGGTTTAAAAGGGGATTTTGTAAAGTTTTTTTCTCCTTCTTCTGGAACTATATTATATTTTTTTAAAACATTAGTTTCTGGATTAGATCTTTTACCAGTTGTTAAAATATCTAATGCTAAAACTATATCTTTAAAACCAGGATTTTTATCAATATCAGCTTGAGTTAAAGATTTATCTTTTGTTTTACCATAGATTTCTTCTACATAATCTTTATTAGCCTTTTTTAAAGTTTCTAAAGCTTCTTTTCTTACTAAAGGATCTTTTCTGTATTTTTTTGGGTCTTTAGATTTTTTTATAGATGAAGCTAAAGTTTCTACTTCAAGGGCTTCTTTTAATTCTTTATCTTTAATATAATCTTTAAAGGATTTCATTTAATTCTCCGTTGCTGCTTGTTTATTTTACCTTTACAAAATTAAGATGGTAATAAATCTTTTATTTAATTCTTGACAAAAAAAGAATAATTTGTTATAATTATTTAAGGAGTAAAAATGAGCTATTCTCAATTGCATCTTCATACACATATCGGTTCTCAGCTTGATGGAGTTGGAACACCAGAACAATATGCTAAATTAGCAAAAGAAATGGGGCATCCAGCATTAGCTATTACTGACCATGGAAAAATGAATGGGCATTATGAACATTATTTAGCATGTAAAAAATATGGAATAAAACCTATATTTGGAGTAGAGGCTTATGTTGAATTTGAGCTTGAACGATATGAAGAAATAAAAGGTAAACAAAAGCGTCAAAGAAATAAGAACATGCATTTAATTCTTTTAGCTAAAAATGAAATAGGTTATAAAAATTTATTAAAATTAAATTATCAATCTAATGCTGATGAAAAGCATTTTTATTATAAAAATCATATTTTACTTAATGATTTATTTAAGAATAAAGAAGGTATAATCGTAGGCACTGCCTGTATGGGCTCTCCATTTGCAAAATTATATAGAGAAGAAGGCCCTGAAAAATCTGAAAAATTATTTAAGATTTTTGTTGATAAATTCGGTGATGATTTTTATACAGAAATACAAATGAATGAAATTACTCACAAAATAGATAATTTTGAAAAAGGACAAATTTCTGTAAATGAATGGATGATGAAATTAGCTAATAAATACAATGTTCCTATCATATTAACAGGAGATGTTCATTATGCTAAACCAGGATTAGATAAAATTCAAACACTTGCAATTGCAATTAGTCGTGGAGTCACATTAGATGAATTAGATTGGGAATTAGAAGGAAAAAGTTTGTTTTATATGGATATTCCTGATTTTAAGGAATTTAATAAGAAATGGGGATATGAATATACAGATGAGCAGATTGAAGAATGGTGCGATAACTCTCAAATAATTGCTGATAAATGCAATTATGAATTTAAAGAAAGAAATAGATTAATACTTCCATCACTTACAGATAATGATGATGCTTTATTAGTTAAAGAAAGTAAAAAAGGATTAGTTAAGAAACTTAATGTTGAAAGTTGGGATGAAGTTCCTATTAAATATAAAAAAAGATTAGCAAAAGAAATAGAAATATTATTAAGAAAAGGTTTTGCTTCTTATATTATGATATTATGGGATGTATTTAATTTTGCTAAAAAAGAAGAAATAATGAGAGGGCCTGCTAGAGGGAGCGGTGGTGGCTCTTTAACTCTTTATTCTTTAGATATAACTACATTAGATCCTATTAAATATGGATTAATTTTCGAGCGTTTCTTAAGTAATGAAAGAAGTGCTGATGTAGTATATGATTATTTCAATGAAGCAGTATAAAGGAGATAAAATGGAAAAAGAATTAGAAGTTAAATGTAAAGTGTGTGGAGAAACTTTTAGAACAAGATTTGATATAAAAGAATTAGATGATAAAATTCCAATGGCTTTTTGTCCAAATTGTCAAAAGATGGTAGAAGTTCTTTCAAGAGAGTTTGCACAATATTCTACTTGACATAAAAAGAATAATTTGTTATAATTAATTATGGATAAAACAACAATGGATAAAACAACAAAAGATGATCTTAAAATAATTATTGATAAATTTATGAAAGACTTTGATAGCTTAGGCTATGAAGTAAACAAAGAATTAAAAAAAGCAATATTACTAGCAGAATTTTCAGAAAAGAATATAATAGTATCTGGAAGCGCAGGAACTGGCAAATCAACGTTTATAGATTTATTTAAAGCTAATACTAAAAAAAATGTTGTAGTTCTTGCTCCAACTGGAGTGGCTGCTGTTAATGTTGGTGGTGTTACAATTCATTCCTTCTTTCGATTAGCTTTTGGTATAATTAATAAATATGCTATAATCTATTCAAATCGAGAAATAGTAAATAATATAGATGTAATTGTTATAGATGAAATTTCTATGGTTAGAGTAGATTTAATGGATGCAATTGATTATCAATTAAGAGCATTAACAGGAAACTCAAATAAACCTTTTGGTGGTATAAAAATTGTCGCAGTTGGCGACTTATTTCAATTACCACCTATTGTTCAAAGAGGTAGCCCTGATGAAAGATATATAAGAGATACTTTTTATTCTCCTTGGTTCTTTAGTGCTCCTGAGATTGGAGATTTCACAGTTGTAGAATTAAATAAAATATATAGGCAGCATGATGAAAAATTTACAAGTGTTCTTAATAAAATAAGAATAGGGAAACAAAGTTGGGATGACTTAAAATATATTAATTCAAGAGTAGTAAAAGAAGAAGAACTTGGAGATGGATATATTTATTTATCCACAATTAATAAAACTGCTGACAAAATAAATAAAGAAAAACTTGCTGAAATAAATGAACCTTCAAAACATTACTATTCATCTATTACTGGAGATTTTCCATTTAATTCATATCCAGCACCTGCTGATTTAGAATTAAAAATTGGAGCTCAGGTTATGATATTAAGAAATGGTCCTAATTGGTATAATGGACAAATTGGGACTATTGTAAAATTAACAGATTATTCAATTTCAGTAATGCTTGACAATATAGTATATGAAGTATCTAAAGAAAAATGGATTAATGGGGATTATGAATTAAAGAATGGAAAAGTTCAAATAGTTGAAAAAGGAACATTTTTTCAATATCCATTAAAACTTGCATATGCAATAACAATTCATAAATCGCAAAGCAAAACATATGATAAAGTTTATATAGATTTAGGAAATGGTGCATTTAGTGCTGGTCAAACATATGTTGCATTATCAAGATGTAAAACTCTTGAAGGTATTGGATTAAAATATAAAATTGAAAAAAGAGATATAATAGTAGATAAAGTTCTACAAGAAAATTTTACTTGACAAAAAAAGAATAATATTGTATAATATATAAAGAGATATAAAAATGGAAGAAAAAATAACATATAAAATGCTTAAAGAATTATGTGATAAAAAAATAATGGAGTTATATCCAAATAACACAGAACTTCATAAAGCATATAAAAAAGAAATTAAAGCTGCTGAAAGATTTTATAAAGCAGGTAGAAATCTTTATGATGAATTATGTTATAGTGGTAAAAAAATAGATACAAGATATGCAATTCCGTATATATTAGAATTAACAAAAGAGTTTACAGGTGAGCCTCCAGTTTATATTCAAGTAAGAGGAGGGGATTCAGGTGCTATAGATGTAGATAGTGATTTTGCCCCTGCTGGAAGAGAAAAAATATATAATTATTTAAAAGAAAAATATGGAGATGAAAGAGTTTTGCATGTTGGAACTTTTTCAACTCTTGGGCCTGCATCAGCAGCAAAAGATGTTTTACGTGCTAATGGAATTGATTTTGGTAAATCAAATAAATTTACAAAAGCTTTAGAAAAGATGGAAACTTGGGAAGAAAACCTTCAAAGAATAAAAGGAGAAGATCCTGATAATTGGAAATTTTATTTAAAAAATAAAGAAATCCTTGATGATGTTCCACATTTAATTGGAAAAATTAGACAAAGTGGAAAACATGCTGGAGGATTTGTAGTTAGTGATAAAGAGATTTATAATTATATTCCTGTAGATAGAGCTAATGGGGAAGTTGTAACAGCATATCCAGAAAGCGGAGGAAATTCTGTTTTAGATACAATAGGAATAATTAAATATGATATTCTTGGTATATCTATTCTTGATGTTATGACTGAAGCAATTGAAATGATTGATGAAGATATATATGAAATAGAAGAAGATGGTATTAAAAAAATGGTTCCAGAATCTTATATTGACAAAGAAATAAAGGAGATATAAATGGCAATAAAAAATAAAGAAGTAATGCAATTAATAAATGTAAAAACTAAAGAAATGGAAAAACATCTTAATATAATAGAAGAGGAAGTTCAAAAAGGAGATGAAAAATTCAATAGAGCAGTTGTAGCTATTGCTGTAGGAAAAGTAATGAAGTTACATCAAGATATAGCATATTTTTTAGGTGTTTTTGATGATAACCCAAAATATGAAGGAAACTAATGAAAGACTTATCTTTATAGATAGTATTTATAAAAATAATAAAAAGGCTAAAAATATGAGAAAAATAATAATAAGCTTATCAGAAGACGAAAGTGATTTTAATAGTAAATTTGTTAAGCATCTTATAAGATATGAATTAGGTAAAAAATAAATGTTAGATATAAATAAAGAAATATTAAACGAAAAATATAATGCTGGGGATATGGATTATTTTTTTAATGATGCAAGAAAGATAACTGATTTTATTTTAACGAAAAATTATCAAGTATATGATAATGAAAAACGTTCTGACATGACGCAAGAATGTCTTGAAAATTTATGGAAAAAAGTTATTCAAGGAAAAGTTGATGGTTCTAAAAATTTAATGAGTTTCATATGGGCTAATTCTAATTTTAGAATAAAAGAAATATTCAGGAAAGAAAATAACAGAAATAGAATAGCTCCATTTATTTCATATGATAATGAAGAACTTGAATTTTTAAAAGGGATTGATAGCAGTAAATATGCTCAAGCTGAAATAGATAAAATTTTTGCTTGACACAAAAAGAATAATTTGTTATAATTAATTATGAAAATAATAAGAAAAGTAACAAAGCACGAACTAAAAAATCATTTATATAATTTAAATATAAATGATTCAAATTTATATAAAGAAGCTAATAATCCACATATGTTAGGAATATTTCAGTTAAATGGAGCATTAGCACATGAAATAATTAAAAAAATAAAGCCTAAAAACTTTGAAGAGATAAATGCTGTATCTGCATTTGCTAGGCCAGGAACATCAAGTTTCGTAGAGCAATATGTTGAAAATAGAGAAAAAGGTAAATCTCCTTATCCAGATCAAGTTAAAGATTTATTAAAAGAAACCCAATCAATAGTTTTATATCAAGAACAAGCTATGTCTATTTTTAATAAAATAGGTGGATTTACATTAGAAGAAACTGATGCAATTCGTGGTTTGATGAAAAAACTTGGAAAGGCAGATAAGAAGAAAGCAGATTTAGATAAATGGGATAAAGTAATTGAAAAATTTATTGCTGGCGCTCAAGAAAATGGTATTTCTCCAAGAGATGCAAAGCTTGTTGCTGCTGATATGCTTAAAATGAGCAGCTATTCATTTAATAAATCACATTCTACAGCATATGCTTATATTGCAGCACAAACATTATATTTATCATATTACTTTAGGAAATATTTTTATGCATCAGTTCTTCATTATGAAGTTGGAAGAGATAAATATCTTCTTGAAAGATTGAAATCTGTAAAAGCGCAAGGATTTAATATATTACCTCCAGATGTAAATAAATCTAAAGTTAGTTTATCTCCAGTTAAAGAGAGTGAAAAAGCAATAATATTTGGATTATTTGATGTTAAAGGAATTGGAGAAAAACCAGCAACTACTATAGTGTCTTTACAACCATTTAAAAGTTTTATGGATTTTATATTAAAAACTCAAGGAATGAGAATTTCAGCAATTGTTATTAAAGCATTAATAAGTATTGGTGCTTTTGATGAAATTTATAAATATGATAGAAAGAGATTACTTAATACCTTTAATATTTATTGGAAAAATAAAAAGACAATAAAAGTTCCAGAAAAATTAAAAGCAATTTGGGCAGAAGCAGAAAAAGAAACTGCAAAAACTACTCCTGAAATAACATATGATGAGCTAAGAGAATTTGAAAGAAAGTATTTAGGATTTAACTTTTTTGTTAATCCATTTACAGATAAATTTTTAGAAGCTGTTGATTTAATGGAGAAAAAAGGAATTATATATTCTTCTTTTGATAAAGTTAAAAGAAGCTCTGCTAAAGTTCCAATAATAATAAATAAAATAAAAACTCTTAATGATAAAAATAAAAAAGAGATGGCATTTCTTGATATTGAAGATAAAGCAGGAGATGAAATTAGTGTGCCTATATTTCAAAGTTTTTGGAAAATATTAAAGAATAGATTTGTTGAAGGTAAAATTCATATGATAAATTTATATCTTGATGATGACCAAATTATGTTTGG